CGATACGCAGTTTGCGCTGCGGTCATTGTGAGGTCAGACGATGCCCACCAGTCAGTGGCTGCAATCAAGCGGTCACGCTCTGCGCGAAGCAGTTTCATAGGCTCTGCTGCCGTTAGTTCAGCGGCCTTTGCGTTTACAGTTGCCCAGTCAGTACCCCAGTCACTTGGGCTACTGCTTTCGATTGCTGAACCGTTTGCGTCTGCGCCAGTTACCTTACGGAACATCTCGTTAAATTCAGCCTCAGTGGTAGGTTCGCCACGGAGTACCCATTCAGTGATGCCTAGTTCTGTTAGGGCTTGTGATATACTCATTTTGTTTACTCCTATGATACCAAGTGTGCGCCGAAATAAAGATGCTGGATGTTAAGGTTTGCGGTTGTTCCATCTGCACCTGTTTCGATATAATCATTGACAGCTAAATCCATATAAATTGTTGCGTTACTATGGCCTTCAATTCCGTTTTCTATCCCCGCAACGTAAGCTAATTCTACGTTTGTGAAATCAGAACCGTTCTTAAAGATTTTAATTCCCCAGCCATCTCCGGCAGAGTCCACCAAACCAGTGAAAGTAAGTCCAGTTGAGACTTGATATATACCAGCAACAGGCGCAGTAAACTTACCTGTTGTCGTTGCGAATATATTTCCTACGTTTATATCTGCTGTCCAATTCGCAAGAGTTGAGTATCTACCGTTTGCGTGTGTAAAATTGTCCGTAGACACAGCATAAAACACAGGGCGGGCGGGCATACTTACACGCCCACTGCTATCAATCTCTAGCGCAGTAGTACCCGCCGTGTTCTGGATTTGATTGACCTTTAGAATACTTGTCATCCTGCAATCTCCATAGCTGTAATATTAGAAATGCACGTTCCTGAATAAGGCTGTCCACGAACTTGAGATGTCTGGTCATTAAGGACGAATGTCCCATACCCCTGAACAAGCCCAACATAAATGGCATATGTGGTTGAAGATGTCGTGCTAGGTGAGTCAAGAAATGACATACCCCAGTTTGGGGTTGAGTTGGAATCGTCTCCACCATTGTACACATTAACTGTGTACTCGTTTGTCGTGACGTTATCTCCTATTGCGCCTGTTAAAACAGAGCCATTTCTATAGATACGAATACCACCAACGGCGTTGCTACAACCAGCGTTGATATTGAATGTTATCAGCACTTTGCTAGAAGTTGATGCTGGGGTTAGTGTTACGCTTAGTCCAGTGATGGGCGTGTAAGACGTAGATGTGGTTGTGAATATGTCTGTCTTCGTTGTGCTTTCAACCTGAAGCACACTACCCGCTTTAGGCACAAGGTCAGCAATCTGCACACCGTTGCCGCTGGTCTTTTCGGTGATTGTATCAACATAGAGCGTACTCATTGTGCAATCTCCATTACATAACCGTGGCTAAAGTTGGTGCTTTCGTTTGATGGCTGTCCACTAAGATTAGGCTGGTTGAAATGAAACAACGTACTCCCAGTTGCATTACAGCTAACGTAAATCTTATATTCGATGACATCTCCCGCAGTGATTGAACCGTGGTTATAGTCCATAAATATACTTGTGTTTAAGGTTGTACCGTTTTGAGCGGGAGATTGAAGATTGCTTGTGCAATTATCAACATAGCCCCACGAGCCGCCATTTTGCCTTCGGTATAATTGTGCATAGACATTTTGCGCGGTAACATTGTCGTGTTCGGCGGGGATAGCACAGGCATAGATAAAGTCAGAGTTACTTCGTAAAGCCGTAATTGAAACATAAGACGAATCAACTGCTACTGGTGTGGTGCCGCCGTTAAATTGAGTTTCTGAATTGCTTCGTATATATTTAATTTGAATCGGCAAATGAGGGGCTACGATAGAGCCTTGCGATGCGCCAGATAAATTAGCTCCAAGAGCCATATTACCACTGCTATCAATCGTGACAGCAGACGTACCCGCCGCATTATTGATTTGGTCTACATTTAATATCGAAGCCATATCTATGCCACCGTCAGGTTTCCGTTGACGGTCAGCGTAGTGCTACTGTCAATCGTTAAAGGGCCAACAGCCAAAGCGTTGTCTGTAGAGCCTATGGTTACGTTTGAGGTAAGTGTCTGAGAGTGAACACGGAAGATGTCACCCTTGCCGTTTGTGGTGTCTCCACCTGCACCGTTGTTGCCATCGAAGTACCCTGCGCCAGCTTGGATACCAGTTAGGTTTGCACCTGACACTGCTGGCAGTGTCGCAGGAAATCTACCGTCTGGGAGAGTGCCTGTGCTTAGTGCAGATGCGTCATTAGATGCTGGTACGTTGTCCAATGCTGTAGACACAACATCTCCGTTGGCGTCTAAGAGGGACGCGAGATCGTTCGCTTTTGTCATGTTGGTTTACTCCGTCACTGTTTCCACCCAAGACTGGGTGTCTTCGTTCCATTGGTACTCCTCGCCATCATCAGGACGCGGAGTTGGTGCTTTCCAAAGCCCAGTGTCTGAGTTAACAGTCCAGCTTGGGTAAGGCTGGGGCGGAATAAAGGCATCGAGTTCGCTGTCATAAGTAAAACCAATGCCAGCGTAGTTTTTACGCAAAGGCGTTCCACCTAGAGCGTGTGTGCCGCCTCTGGTGTTATAGGATGTCTGTATCCACTCACCCGCACTATCATCGACAAAGGTGTCGAAGAAGTCGGGTTCAGCAACAATAACTTCTGTCACTATGCCTTTTTGTACTTTTGCGAAATGTGCCATTAGATTTCGTACCTTATAACTACGATGCCACTTGCACCATTTGAGCCATTACCATTACCTGATGAACCGCCACCGCCACCGCCGCGATTAGCAGTAGCATTATTAGGTGCAGAGATAGAACGAGAGCTATTTACACCATCGCCATCAGCGCCATCAGCGCCTACGTTTCCACCGCCAGAACCTCCAGCATTGAAGCCTCCGCCTCCGCCTCCGCCACCAGCATAGTTTTCGTTTGTGCCAGTGCGGAAAGCATTTGCTAGAGCAGAACCACCGTTGCCTCCAACGCCAGTATCATTAAAACCCATTGTCTGTCCTACACTACCTTTGCCGCCTCCGCCGCCGCCTACTGATGGTGAAGGGATGTTACCGCCGTTGCCGCCGTTATTACCTTGGCCTGAGATACCAGAACCGAAAGCGTTACCAGAACCAGTGAAGGTATCACCGTGGTTTGTGCCACCGCCTGAACCGCCATCGTTACCTGCTGTGTCTCTTGAGCCACCACCGCCACCACCAGTTGTGTAGATGCTGCTAAATGCTGATGAAGCACCGCCATCAGCACCAGTTCCAAAACCAGTATTGTTGTTGCTTGAGCCGCCGCCGCCAGCACCAATTATAATTGAATGAGAGCCAGCACCTACAGAAACAGCAGTTGAAACAATACAGCCACCAGCACCACCGCCCCCACCAGCAGCACCAGCACCGCCAGAGGCACAGCCACCACCACCACCACCAGCGACTACAATTACATCTACGTTCCCCGTAGCCTCCGTTATAAAAGTGCCAGATGAAGTAAAAGTATGCGACTTATAAGTTACGCCACCTGATGAATATGTGCTTTCAGTCCCGCCAGTTGCAGAAAACTTATTAGACATCTGTAAGAATTTAGAACCATCCCAGTGCCGTATGACATTATCTGTGGTGTTGTAATATGTGTACCCAGCGTCACTTGCGCCAAGTCCAGTTGGGTCAGAAGCCAGCTTTGGAACATAGATGCCGTTAGACGCTAATATTGTCGTGCCGCCAATGCTATATGTTCCGGCAGTATTGACATTACCGTTAGCAGCAACTGTAAGCTGGTCGTGGTTGTCAATGCCAAGACTGGTAAGAGTTGGGGTTGGGATACCTGTTAAGGCAGAGCCATCACCTGAGAAGCTAGTAGCTGTAACTGCACCAGTAAAGGTCGCGCCAGTCAACAATGCTGTGCCATCTAACTTTGTGCCATCTACCGCAATGTCACGCCCATCGACAGTACCTGTGACTGTAATGTTTCCAGTTACGTCAATACCAGTGCCAAAGTCTACGTTGCCAACAAATGCGCCACCATTGGTTTTACTAACCATATCGGCAGTTGTGAATGACTTGAACGCTACGATATTGATTTCATCGTTTACCGCTGCTGCTACCGCTAGAACAACGCTTGTTCCGTTAGCGGCTGTGTAGTCAGTTCCATCTTCAAGAACGATGCCGTTCTTTGTGACAATGAGATTGTCTACGGTGTAGCTAAGAGTGTTTGAGTTGTCGTCAGAGCCACTGAATGTGGTCTGGGCTGCTGTTGCAGTGTAGTGGTAGTTNNATTAGGCTAGATGAACCAGCCGAAGAAGCTGCAATCCACCCTGCTCCATCGTACACACGCATTTCATTTGCATCGGCTGAAAAGAATAAAGTTCCGCTGACCAAAGCATTACCGTCATTGTCAACGGACGGACCAGTCTGAGCCGTAGCATATCCAGTGAGTGACCCAAGATACCTATCATCAAATTGGTCATAGCTGTTCTCTGCCGCTGCTGCCGAAGCTGCTGCTGCCACCTGAGATACAGAGGCTGCTGATGCGCTTGTAGCTGCGTTGGTTGCGCTAGTTCCGGCTGCTGTAACATCAAGCCCTGTTTGTACCCTGTCGGCTGCTGTAGCAATGACATCGTTATTTGTAGCTGTTCGGTCTAGGCCAGTTTGCACTCTATCGGCGGCGGTCGCTGTAGCATCGGCAGATGACGATGTAGCTGAAGCGGCTGCGTTAGTCTCAGAAGTCGATGCAGCGTTCTCGCTTGCCAACGCTGCTGCTGCTGATGCGCTAGACGCAGTTACGTCCAGTCCAGTTTGCACACGGTCGGCTGCTGTCTGAACTGAATCGGCACTTGTCGCTGTGCGGTCAAGGCCAGTCTGAACACGGTCAGCAGCGGTCTGCGTGGCATCGGCAGATGTGCTTGTGGCATGGCCTGATGCGGTTGTAGCTGAAGATGCAGAAGCTGTAGCTGAAGCCGCTGCTGCCGCTGCGTCTGCGCCAACCGAAGCTGCGCTTGAGGCGGCTACGTTTTGAGATGCCAAAGCTGCTGCGGCTGACGCTGCACTATTGGTTTCTGAGGTAGCACTAGCAGTTTCGCTAGCTGCCGCAGCTTGTTCTGAAGCTAGGGCAGCGGCTGCTGATGCACTCGCGCTGCCTTGAAGCTGGGTGCTAGTACCTGCGTTTTTATAAAAACTGCTGTTTGCCATTTGTGCCTCTTAGTTCGTATTGTAGGACGATTGGTAATCAGTATATGTGTACGTTGGCTGAATGGACTGGATACCCCCATTCATTTCTTGATCGTTGGCTTGCTCTTGAATCTCAGACAGGAACTGGTTGTATTTCGTCTCGAACAAAGGCGCACGTTCATCGAGGTAGAAATCAGCGGCATATGTCAGGGCAGCGTAGATAATCAGGTCATGAGCTACAGCGGCTAGTGTGTTCTCATCTGTGTTCTGAACCATCGGCGCAAACTCAGCGTAATAGTACAAAACTAGACTACCTGATGCTGGTTCTGGATGGAGAAACAGGTTCTGCTGTTGCCGGATAAAGGTAGTCGGGCTTCCTTGGATCGGGCTAACTGCCACAGCTCTGTACTTCGACATGGGTATGCGTTGAAGCTCAGTGTCCTCGTAGTACAATGAAATGATCTCTAGGAAATCATTTGGGAGCGTTACTGAGGTTGTACGACTTGTGATTACATATGTGCTCAAGTTCTCATTGAGAGGAGTACGGAGCTGTCGTTGAATCCTAGCGATACCTTGGTCAATAAATGTTTCTGTTAGGGCTGCGGTTATGTCGGTCCTGTTGAGCACGTTATTAAAGTGACTTTTGATATCGCCATAATTCATAGCTTATGCCTTTCCAGTTTTAGGTTTTGGCTTTGCAGTCTTCGCCGCCTTCTTAAAAGACGCTGCTGTCGGCGCACCTTTTGTGCCAACCTTCCGCATCTTCTCACCAGAACCAGCCGCTATACGTTTACGTTTTGCATGTATGTTTCGGTACAGTGACATGATTAATACCCCTTCTTGACTGTCTTCTTATGTTTGCCAAGGCACTTACCTGCCTTACGGCACTTCATCTTATGAGGGCATGTTTTGCACGGTGTCATGTTTTGCTCCTTGTGCTTTTGTTGCCTACACACTTCCATTTAGCGCGAGACAACCTCAATGGTGAATTAGGGTTCTTGGCAGCTTTAGGATGTTTCTTCATTTGTCCGTTTGAACGTGTGCAGTAGTTGTCACCCGCACTTGTTCCAGCTTTGACTTTGTAGCCTTTGGCTCCATACCTGACGGTCTTGTTACCGACCTTCTTGCTAAACTTCTTTGGACCTGAGTAAGCCATCAAACACTCTTTTCTGTTGCCATGAAGCCATCGAGGTTTTCCTCTTTCAGCTTCTTGATGATTTCTTTGAAAGGCACTGAGCCATCCATGATGTCAAAGCCTTCCTTCTTCCATTTCTCGACAAAGATGACTGGTATCGAAGCTACATGCTGGAAGTCACCTTCGAGCTGGTTCGTACTCTGGTTTCGTTTGTCCTTGAGATCATCAAGAAAGCCTTGGCTAATCTGTTGGCTGTCTGTTCTAACGAGGTTGCCAGCCTCTTCGCTGAAGTCATTTCGGACTCCAACTAAATCAATCTTATTCATAAGAACTCCTTAAATAGAAAAGCCCCCAGAGTTTCCTCTGAGGGCTTGGTGTAAGGCGTGAGGGGCAGTGGTAAGGAGAGCAGAATCCACTGTGATCCCCTCACTCCTATCTCACTCCATTAAGTCAGGGCGTCAATTTGTCCTGATCCTAGTGGATTCTTGTGCATTAGGCCGAGTTCCCCGACAACCATATGGGTGTCTGAGTCGCCTGTCTTTGCAAGTAATGTACGCGAAAACGGACGAAGTGATGCTGTGCGCCACATTGACGGATCAAGCAAGAAAGCATGAGTAGTCATCTGGTGGCGGTTAAGTACCACTTTGTACTCACCAAAAGGTGACACATACAGATTTACAGCATTGGTAAGTGTCTTGTTACCATCATTGAACTCACGGGTACGACCAGCGGCACCTGTGAAACCAGCAATGATAAGTGAGTCAGCAGGTTTGACCATAAGAATGGTTGCGTCACCACCGTTGTTATACACGTTCTGACCAGTAGTCGTGATCATAGCTTCTGTAAGTGCGGCTGTACCGCCAGCGGTTGTGTTACCTGCACCAATCAACTGATCGGCTGAATCCATCTCACGGGCTGTTGTAGCGTTACCAGCTACAGTAGCGTTAGAGGCACCAACAAAGGCAAATTCAACGTCTTTCTTGATCTCTTTTAGGGCTTTCGATAGCTGATATGCTGTCTCTTTAGCTCTACCGTAGGCTTTTACAGCATCAGCGGTGGCTGATACTTGGAAAGTCTTTTGTAGGATTTGGGTGTTACCGTTGATCATTACTGTTGGGATTGCTGTACCTGCTGATGCAGTGAATCCCTCAAGCTGTGCGTTTGATGCGGCAGCAGCAAGTGAGTCAGTCATGTAGCTATACTGTCGCGCATGAACCTTCTCAGTTTTGATCATTGAGTACATTGGTGTATCGGTTGGTGTGATATCACTAATGATGTTAGATACGTCCTCAGCGAGTCCGATCTGTTCGTAGGTCTTATAGATTGCCATCTTGGGGGTTTTCCCTTCTTATTTGGCTAAGTTTTGTTTTTATGTCTCCCAGTTACCTAAGATTGCTGCTGCAATATCATCCAAGTCCCTACCACCGTTTGCGACCATGTTCTGCCTAGCCTTCTCAGCTTTCGCCTTCGAGCTAGTCTTATTGTCTGGTGTACGTTTGCTTCGTAGCACCTTCTTGGTGGCTGCACTTTTCTTCTTAACCAAAGCTACCTTTTTGCCTTCGTCATATAGACGAGCTTTGTTAAGCAGTATGATCACGTTTGGATCAACATACTGGTCAACATCGGCTGCTGGTAATCCTTGGGTAACTGCATAGCTTCTTATGTCATCATAGAGTTTGTTATCCCACTCAGGTAACTTCTCTTTCAGCGTAGATACACACTCTTGAGCTGCTTGCTTCTGTGTGGTCTGTTGCTGTTCTTTGATGTCTTTGTAAAAAGCATCTGCTTCCTCATTGAGAAACTTCAAGTCGTTGAAGGCGTCTTGGGCTTCTTTTCTGAGTTGTGCGAAGTCTTCTGTTTCCATAGTTTTGCTGGCAACAAGCATATCCACTTCACTATAAGGCTTGTAGCGTTCTTGAGCTTTTTCCAACATCTTTTGAAACACAAGATGGTTCTTTTCGATAGCTGCATCAGCGTCTTTGCGCTGGGAAGCAACGAGCTGAGACTTTTGAGTAAGACTAGCCTCTTGTCCTGCAAGCCGTTTAAGATTAGCCAAAGATACCTTCTGGGTTTCTCCTGCAACGACAACCTCGATTTCAGTGTCATCAGACAGGGCAGTTTCTTCAACTGCATCTTCGTCATCTGACTCATCTTCTTCAGTATTGTCATCATCGGTTTCATCCTCATCAGGGTCTTCTTCTTCCTCATCGGGTTCGTCAGTTTCGGTAATCTCTTCTTCCTCAACAATGTCCGTAGTCTCTTCTGAATCATCTTGAGGTGCCTCTGCTTCATCTTCGGATGGCTCTTCAGCGTCCTCCCACTTAGCTAGGATGGCTTCTTCGGGGTCGAGGGGAAATCCCTCATTCAAGTTGTTGCTTTCTTGCACGTTTGACATGGTGCTTATTCAACCTCTTTGCTGTTGTTGCGTTCTGCGTTCTTAGTAATGATTTCGTCTTTTACTGATACTTGCTCTCGCAAGGTCGAAACGATGTCTACTAAGGCTCTGTAGTGGCTGTAAGCACGTTCCCTGCTTTCTGTTTGCTCTGGCTTAGAGTTCACAAAAGTCTGAAACGTGCCTTGCACCATTTGGTCGATAGTGTTTGAGAAAGCCTCAGTGCCTAGTAGCACTTCAGCCGCCTCTCCCTTTACTATCATTTGCTCTTCTTCATTCACTTGGCTCTCCTTATCCCGTTGGGGATGCTATGCCTCTCAAGTCTTCGGCAGTGCGAAGTATCTCTAGCTCATTGCTGTCAATGAACTGCTTGAACTTGAACTGCTGTTCTTTGAGGTCTTGGTTGTCGCTCTTCAGAGCGTGTTCAGCTTCAGCTTTCATTTGCTCAAGCTGCATCTTCATCTGAGCTACCTGTGCGTCTACCTGTGCCTTCGCTTCGGCTACAGCGGTCTGACGCTCTGATAGTTCCAGTTGTTTCTGTGCCATCTGCATCTGCATTTCAGCAGCAGGGTCAGGCTGTGGTGGCGGTAACTGATCTGGTGGTGTCAGGTAATCACTGACATTCAAGATACCCGCCTTCTCCATTACGTCCTTTACCAGAGCATATGCGTTCTGCTGCTGGTACATAGGCTGAAGGATAGGGTCTTGTGAGAACATCTGGTGCATAGCTAGATGCTTCTGGCTCTCTGCTTCTTGCTCACCGTATCCGAGGTGGAGCTGCACCATAACATCACGCTTGCTGTCCCATACAGAAGGGTTCACCTGCACATACTCACCAGACAGGTCTACGATCTTCTGCTGTTCTTCGTTCTCGACTACAAGCATGTAGATCATGTGGAACAAAGGCTTCACGAACTGGTTTGCGAAGTTACGAGCTATAATCTTCTGCCGCTGCTGAGACATGGTGGCAAGTTGCTCAACCATCGCGGCACTGTTCTGGTGCGAGATGGCATCCTTGTTCAACCCTTGGCTAAGTCGGCTAACACCTGAGTTGTCTTCCTTGTCCTCATCAAGAAGCTGGAGTGTCTGGAATACAAACGGGTTCAGTGAAGCTTGTGGCATCGGGCTGATAGCATCGACCCTGCTCACATTAACAATACCGCCTACACGGTTGTCGATAAGCTCACGCGGGTTAGTAAGGCCACCTTTGACAACCATGTAACGGGGGTTGTTAGTGATCATCGAGTGATCGAGGATCGACCGTGTTAAGATAGTCCGAGCGTTCTGCGTAGCTACAAGCTTTTCAGCAAAGTTAGAGCCGTAGAAAGCATGAGGTATCGGGAGTGGCGTAAAGCACACAAAAGGGATGCGTGGTGCTTCCTCGATCTCTAGGATCACTGCGCCAGCCTTTAGGATGCGGTGTAGCTTGGCGATGCCTGTGCCTTCGATGTCGAGATTGATGTAAGCCTCATATACCATGATGGTACGGACTTGATCTTGGTAGCCTTTGCTGGTGCTCTGGCCTCTGTCAGCTCCAATCTCTTCAAAACGGGCTAGTATCTCTGCGTCAGTCTCTAGCTCTACATCTTCGTGTGAGCTGCCTATCCGGTCTAGCTTTTCTTCGCTAAAGCCCATCTCTCGAAGCTCTGAGAGCGTCTTGCGTGTCCTGTGAGCCATGAAGTTAGCTTTCTCTAAGCTGACAGCTTGGCTTTCGATCAGGAACTCTTCTGGTGGGATAGCTTCTACAACGACTTGGCTGGTGTCCTTTGGTGTAGACACTACGCCGTTGAGTAGACCGTTCTCATCTTCTGTACTATCGACAAGCTCGACATCATCTTCAGCTAGAACCATGTCCAGTTCGCTTTGGGTCAAGCCCTCGAACTCTGATAGGTCGTCTTCGGTGCTCTCTTGCCAGAACACTTTGGCTATACCAGCCCTTGCAACTAGACCATCGTGGATTACTGAACGGAACAGACCAAAACCATCGTTCTGCCGGAACAGGACGTAATCAGTGTAGGCAGAGCACACTGCGGCAAGCTGTACGTCCTCTGGTCCTTGCGGTGCAAACTTCACGATCTTGTTACCGCTGGAGAATGTCTCTAGCAGTGCAGCCTTCATAGACTCTACCGTGTCATAGACATCCTGAGAGACATACTTAGAGTTACCATCATGAGCTGGCTTTGGTAGAGTAGCGTTATAGTAGTCAGTGACTTTCTTACGCTCTCTTGCTAGGTCGCTGTCATTAGCACCAATGGACTGTCGTATTTCAGTGTCCAGAATGGTGACAATATCATCATCTTCTAGCTTTTCGTATTCTTCTACTTTTGCCATTTGCTATACCATTTCCAAGTAAAGTTCATTAGGTATCTCCACAGGTTCCCAAGCTCCTTCATGAACGTGGTTTGCCAAGGCCAAGGCCATTACACAGTCATCGAAGCATGAGGGTTCAGCTTCCATCGCACCGTTCTCAGTAACGATGTAGGTCATAAGCTCTCTTATGGTTGTCTTGTCGTTCAGCTCAAGCTCACCTTCGCGCAGGGATGCCCGAAGTTGGTCTATGATCAGGGGTTTGGTCTTCGAGGTTGTGGTAAAACCCAACTTAACAGTTTCTCTGTCAGTAATCTTGTCTACCTGCACTTCTGTATAAAAGTTAGGGTAGGCAAAGTCTTTGCCCAGCCTTGTACAAGTCAGAATACCGTGGCTGTTGTTTTCGACCACAATGAATGCTTCGTTGTAGAACTCACCGAGGGCTTTGAGTACCTCTGCAAAGTAATCGGGGTGAACCTGTCCTCTCCATGTGGCAACTTGCCGTTTCTTGGAGTCGAGCACTTGTGCGACTGACCAATCTCCATTACGGACACCCATTGCAACGTCTGCCCCCACGACATATCCCATTTCTCCTGCATCATGCTTTACGATAAATAGTCAGCTCACCTCTGATGTTTGGTACAGAACTCATCACCTTCGAGGGCAAGTCTGTCTTTAACATCATTAGCGTCTTTAAGACACTGTTGGAGCTGTTCTGGGTTAAATACGGGCCGACCTGTTGTCAGGAAACGCCATCTCTGGCTCTGCTGGATACTCTTGGTTCCACAGGTCAAGCCCATTTTGAGCGACTTTGCGTCTACGAAACATAAGCTGTCCATTTGTCAGCTTATACTTCTTGACCATCTCCCGTTCTTCTGGGGTCCGCTTAAAGTTCTTTGGAACTTCCTCTACATACGTCGGATCGACATACCAAGGAATGAACACAGGGACGTAGCCGTTAGTCCCTTCTACCGCGCCTTTCCAAAGATCATAGTAAGTGCCTGTTACACCGTTTGCCGTGCTCTCGATAAAGATAGCAGTTCCAGCAGTATTCGGGACAGCCTGTGTGAGACCATTCCAGATGTCTTGAGCATTTGACTTAGGCCAGAACGCAAGCTCCGAGGCATGAACGTGAGTAAGCGTTTCTCCTCTACCAACTGAGTCTCCACCTGCTGTTGCAACGACATAACTGGAATCAAGTACATCAAAGGATAATTCCCTTCTACTACTGTATTTAGTGTGAGGTTTCAGTATCGGGGGACAGTGTTCATGGTAACGCTTTGTCATATCGAACAAAGCCCTCGTACTGTCGGCATGGTGCGTAATAACTAACGCTTTGCGGGCTTTCTGTTGTGACACTGAGTAATAGAGGTAGCCGCCCGTGTAGGTGCTAAGACCTTGCTGCCTCGCTTTCAGGATGATGATCCTGATCTTACCTTCAGATTTAAGTTGTTTGGTTACAGCTTCATCTAAGATTTGCTGCGCTGGGTTGAGTTTAAGAGGAGCAATCTCGCCAGCTTTTGTTCTGATGGATAGCGCAGAACTCGCGTAAAAAGGAAACTCTGTTAGTAGACGCTTACGAACCGCTACTAGCTTTGGGTCCATCGTCTTCTTCTGTGATCAAAGAAGCCAAGAAGTCTTCTGCTTTTGCTACAGCTACTTCTGACTTTGCGACAGGCTTCTGCTTGGTGAAGTCTAAGATCAACCTTGCGGCTGACAGACGCTCACGGGTTTCGCCTTGCATACGCATGACCTCTACGGCTGTGCCTAGAGCTTCTTTTGCGTATTCGTCTTCTACTCCAAACTTCTCTGACATAATCTCTACTACCTTTACTGCTTCCTTTTTAATCTCAGCCCTCATGGTGTCGGCTTGCTCTTTCCGAAGACCATCAGGCGTACCTTTAGGACGACCAGCGTTCTTTCGCTTCTTCAGCGACCACTGTCGTCTTAGCTCTCGACCCTCTGGGGTCTGCATAAGTGTCGAGAAATAGTTTTGTTTAGGAGCCTTCTGGGGATGGGGTCCACTGCCTACTTTAGAAGGCGATTTGAGGCGTGGGTTCTTAGGTGCTCCCATCGGGAGACAACTTGGAATCAGGTTCTACACTGACCTGACCAATAACACGGTGCATAAACGCTTCTAACTGTTCTAGTTCGTCAAAGTCTAAGTCACCATTATTCTGAAGCTCATCAAAAGACACGTTGATCTTTTTCACATCACTGTCAGTAAGGTTTTCACCTTTCTGTAGCGTGTTTAATATGTCAGCTCTGAGTTCGCTCATTTTGGAACCTTCCCATCCTTCAATATGGATTCTATCAGTTTTACAAACACAGGGTCAACCCTCTCCGTATGCCCCATAAAGTATGAAGCAAAGTTCTCACAAAACCATTCATGGGTGTTATATTGTGCATAATGCGAGAACTGACGAAGGTTAGCCTCACTTGTATCAGCTTCGATGTCGGCTGTTGCCTTCGATTGTGTCTTACCGTGACCGTCGCTTAGTGGAGAGATTTCTTGTTTATGGTGTCGTAACCAATCTTCAATGGGTCTTGAATAGTTCTTTCTGTTGACTTTCCCACCAAGCCTGTCTCCAACATACTCGTTTCCAAAGTATGCGTGGACATGATGTCCCATTTCGTGAAACATAGTGTGTCTAGCTTGTTCTACCCCTGTGTCTAAATAAGCGTCACCAACAAAAGGTCGATCCCTAAGTGGATCACCTAGTTTCCAATTAGACTTGTTAAGATTATCATTGGTAAGACCACGAGCCTCAAGAAGAAGTGATCTACCTTTGTTGTTATTCTCGTTTATTTTATCAGTTAAGTCAGCTCTCTCGTAGCTTCCCTGTGGAAGTAACTCTCTTTGCTTTCTTAGCTCTTTGTTCTGTTCCTTGATTTCATTAATCTGTGTTTTAAGAGCGTCTACTTTTGCTCTTCTTTCTTCTAAGCTCATACCATCTAGAGGCTGTCCAATACCAACAGAGTAGCGGTAAAATGAGTCAGCGTTTAACTGCATCACCCCGTCACCCATATTAGCACCGTAATGTCCAGTACCGTGCTTAATCCCTCTAATACGCGGTATGTTGAACTTGTCTGCTATTTGATCAATTTCATTCTTGAGTGACAGGACTATAGAAGCACTTTC